ACGGCCCGGGTTAGAACCCTGAAGGTCTACCTTGTACCGCTCGTCTCCATATATTCGAAGAGCGATAGAACCCCAAGAATCACCAGGGGTAACGAAGTAGATATCACTACCTTCGTTACTCTGGCGAGGGGGCAAATCTCCGCCGCCGCCTCCCCCGAATGCCGGTTGTCTGCCCGTTATAGCTGAGGCACGACTAAAGACATCTTCGGGACTAGTGGTAGAAAATGATGGCGGAGGTGGGGTAGAAGTTGGAGGATAGGTTGGCAATTAGCCCTCGATTATTGATTCAGCACCTATTTCTAAATCCATGGCCTGCTCTTCGGCAGCCTTAATTCTTGGTCTACCTCTCGGTGCCAGAGGCTTTGGAGGATTTGGCACATATGCTGGGTCTTCTAGGGCCTCTCGAATAAACAAAACGTAGAACTTGTTATTCTCTTTATATAGTTTATCAACAGCCCATCCCTCTCGGGACCACTTGTTGCAAACTATATCAACCTCTCCAGCGCCTATACTTGCAAACTTATACTCTTTCATGTTATCTCCTTAGAAGTATCTAGGGTTGGGCGGACGAATCAAATCACCAAACTTGTTTCGAACCTGTCCGGTTAGGGAACCGGCAGAAAAGAACGGATTAACAAAGCTTCGAGCTAACGGCCCGAACGCACTTAATTCTCTACTCTCAGTCTGTGCCAACATCGGATCAAGAGCCGATAACAATTGTCCTTGCTGAGTCTCAGTTAGTTGAGAAGCTCCAGAAGTCAACCTGTAGTCTTTAACAGTATCTGCTAGACCCCGCAAGAAGTTGTACCCCGGCCCAAAGTCATCCGGGCTCTTTCCAGAAATACTCAAAAGCTCATCAAATGCAGTCAATGCGTTCTGTGCGCGTTCCCCAGTGAAGAATTGAGTACGAAGTTGGGGGGTAATTTCTGTGGCTGGCTGAAGTCCTTCTAAGAGTTCTGGATTCAAGTGCGAGAACTGTGTAGGGTTAGATTGATAGAGGTTCGTCGCCACGGTTCTCTGGTCTTCTGGACTCAAAAACGGAATCAGCAAGTTAGAAAGAGTCTGGTATTCCGATACTGGGTTTATGACATCCGGTGCCAAAGCCTTCCACCACTCAGGCGCGCTCGCGATCTGGTGCTCGTATGGACTAAATGTAGCAGATATCGGAGCAAGCGGGCCGGCGGGACCAATATCCTGGATAAACCCACCACCGCCGCCACTACTCCCCGATTGAGTAGATGTTGATGTACCCGATCCAAAGAATTCCTCAATAAACTGATCGTAAGTATATCCTGCGCCCATAATCTCGGCTAATGCCTGCTGCTGAGACTCGGGTGTTGAATATCCTAAGTCAAGAAGGTAAGGATCAGGAAGCGGCTGGTCGTCGGGCCAGCTACCTGGAACAGCACCACCAGAACCTCCTACTTGAGTTGATCCTCCATAAGCATCAATTATACCTTGTTGTGTTTGGGGATCGAGATACTGCCAAACCTGATCGCTAATTCCGTAGGGCACGTTACTTTCTCCCGAACAGACGTGGAATGCCCGCTCGTTTAGCTTCCATTACTCTAATGTACCGCTGAACATGGTCAAATCCAAAACGACGTTGTAGTGCCCGGAAGTGTGTATTTTGCAATTTGCTGTACTGAATCAACGCTGGGTCGGTCTCCGCCCCAACGCGATCCAACGTGTTCTTCATTGCCTGCTCAAATGGATTACCCAATTGCTCCTCCTATCGAGCCATCAAGGCCCGGTTGTTGGTTAGAAAGTCGGTTAACTGTATCAAGGGTTGATTGACCCGGTGCGGGGAATCCGGCTTCCTGTGGAGTTCTTGCGCCAGTAGCACTAGCCGTACCCAACGCGTTACCTGGGGCCGTTCCACCCCCACCCTCTGCCGGTCTTCCTCCATTCTGGCCCTGTTGATTCATCATCAACTGAATAACCATCATGGCGGCCTGATCCCCCATTGCGGCGCGCTTTTGTAGTTCAATCAAAATCCCATACTGAACCATAGACGGATGTTGTTCCGCCATTTCCATCATACGCTGCTGCCACTCATCGCCGGGCTGATCCACATCCCAGTATCGCTCCATCCTAGTTCGTAGAGATAGAGTATCTGCGGACTGTGTTGATAGCGCAGCGTTTGTTACTTGCTGATTAGGGAACTCGGCCTTGATCTTGGCCGTTACCTTATAGTCAGCAATCTCTCTACCAATCATCTGGTCGGCAAAGTTCTTGCCTTTAAAGGTCCCGTAAACCCGCAGCATAGAGTTAGAAGCAAAATTGCGAACCAATTTAAGCGCCTTATGCGCCCACTTCGACCAAAACAATTCGATCTGTCGAATAGGCTCAATCAGGCGAATGCGGTTCTGGTCAGTCATCTGGCTGATAGCAAACCCGGCCCCCTGTCCTTCCATACCAAACAGGATATCGCTGAACCCAGATTGCTGTAGACGAGATCGCAAATAATCAATCTGCAGATTCGAGTCCGGGGCATTACCCGGCCATGTTGGGAACCCAATCTCTTCGTCTACGCTTAGGCTAATTGACTTTCCAAATCCAGAGTCAACCGTCACGGATCGGCCCGGTAAGGCCTTAACAAACATAGGTAACGAGCTATAAACATCAATCTGGCGCTGTCGCCGGTTGACGTTCCGCTCGATCATCACAATAGAAGGCTCAAGTGGGCGGATAACTCCGTGCCCCCACTTATCAGGTTCTTTCAGGTCTACTGGCTTAAAGAATCCAATGGTAAATGGAAGTTCTTCGTAACCCTCCATAACTCGGGGAGTGAACCCAGGAATGAACTTCTCATTGAATAGAACAGCATTAATAATGTAATCGCCGTCAGGGTAGTGTGCGACCCGCCAATAATCAATTAGGTCATACTCCACATACATCTTCTCAGCTTCCCGTCCGGTAAAGGTCTCGTCTCTAAAGTTGTATAAGGTTTCTGCGTCATACACAGACATGCGAGTTGCGTGAAAAAGATAAAGCCATCGCTGTCTACCGCCAGGGACAATATAGACCTCTAGCGGATCAATAACCTGAGTTCTAAGCGGCAGTTCCAGGAACGCCCGCATAGGTATAGACTGGGGTGCTCCCAACTCTGCATCGGGATTAGGTAATTGAATTAGGGCGGCGTGTCGATTTGCTAAGTAAGGGTCCCAGACGCTCTTAACTACTGCGGCCCCGTCTCGAACCATGTGCATATTCACCATGTAAGGAATAAGCATATCCTCTCGATCGTTGGCTACATCAATAGCACCATTAAGAAACTTCTCTACGTTATCTGTGGCCTTCTGCTCTTCTGAAGATGGAGACCACCCCACTGCCTTAAACTCTAGGGGATGAGACCCAAGAACACCAACAGCAACATCAACGACATTAGTGGGCGTAGGATCGGGATACTGTGTCTCGTTAATCTTAGCCCGCGCTTTGTAGTGGGACTGGTCATAAAAATCCCGCCAACGCTTGATCTGGTTATGCCAAGGCATCGCCATAGTTTTGGCGCGTCTATACCGATCAAGAATTACGGGTAACGTTTCATTAACTAAGGTTTCTTCAGGCATTTAGGCCCTCACGTTTGACATGCTTTTTCCATTGTGCATCGAACTCTTCTTCTGTGAGTCCGCCAGAACGAAGTTGCGGGGGCAGATTAGTCTCCTCCTGTATCTGTTCTGGAGATTTTTCTTGAAACTGGGAGCCCTCAGCAAACGGTACTTCGATTTGAATGGGCTTACTTACGTCGTAACCGTGTGTCTTATAGGCATAGAACGTTGCCATCGCTAGGGCGATAGCCGCATCAGTGTGGTGCGCCGAAGCTCGCGGTGGCTTTACGATGCGAAAACCCTTACCTTTTTCTTCTGCCATAGCGTATTGCATATGGGCACGGAACTCTTCATCCTTATAAGTCAGGATTTTCTGATTCTTAAACAACCCATACAGCGTCTCGCTGGCTGCAGTCATATTGCGCAGGGTCTGTGGAAACTCAGTAACGCCCTGGATTGTCACACCCAGACGGGTCATAGAGCGGTGTAGTTGGGTTGGATCATACACTATTGCCGCAATCTGGAAGCCTTCGTTATGGCGCTCTAGGATATACCGTTCCAACGTGTGTTCAAAGTCCATTGGCTCCGTGGGAGACGGTCTCCAAATCTTGTGGAAGGCCACATACAACATGTCCTCTTCATAGTCATATTGCACACCAACCACCGCCGTAGAGTCATGCTTAGTAGAGGCATCACAGCCAATGACCACGGGAAGTTGTCGGCGAGGATTCTTAGTGTCATACTCCAAGGACCCTTTAAGCACCGCCACCGTATCCCACCAAGAGATCGGCATGAATGGCTCCGAGCCAGTTGTCCATCTGTTCTCATGCAGACGGGCATACTCGTTCGGCTTCATTCCCGATGCAAGCTGTTCTAGGTAGTAGTCCTCAGTCTGCCATGGCATCCTGTGTGCACTATCCCAGTAAGCGAACATACGACCATTTTTCCAGCAGGTCGGCTCGCCGCTCGCATGTGTTATGTCGATCAATTCTGGTACTGGTTCACCATTCAGAACAATCTGCTCATATAGACTCCACAGAAGGTCCGACTGTCCCTCGAATCCAGCATAGGTACTAACGAATCGTAGCGAGATCGGGACGCCGGGAATCTTGATCGGCGTCATTTCTACCCACAAACGATTGGATGCCTCTGACGTGTAGGTCCACAACTCGTCCCAGAGGGTCAAGGCGTGTCGAGAACCAGAAGCGGTCTTATACTCTTGTGCAATAGCCTGGATACTCTTGTCGCCGGGATACACCAGCAAGTCTCTGTTTGGCTTCTCGGACAACTTGCCGTTTGGAAAATCGTCCCTACCGTATGTGGCGTCAAACAGGAGGTCGTCAAACATTCGGCCCATAGCATGTTCGTAGTCACCCGCTAGGCAGAAACTCTCCGTGTTATCCACCGCTTCCGAACTAAACCAGCCACCTACACTCGCGCCAATCGTTGTCTTCCCCGACTTCTTTGGACAAGAGTAGATAACAGTTGTATACGGTAACTTCCATACCCCATTTTCCTGATATGGAGTAAGACAATGCGCAAGAATCCTCTTCTGGTGTACAACCAGTTTTAGAGGTCCCGTCGGTGTTTCCAGATCGGTAACTGGATCATAGGCCCCGCGAATCCAGAAATTGCCTTCCTCGATCCACTTTACGTAAGGCTTCAAATTTACTCCTTAAAAGATACTTGTATCTTTGTCGAATAAGAAACAAAGACAAGCAAACCATTTAACGTTTGCGCCCATCGTAATTGGATGGATAATTAGTTGACTCATTTCCCATCCACCCTTGCCAGTTAGGTCATCCGCTAAACTCATAATGTCGATCATTAGAGTTTGTAAATCGCCATAATCAGTAGCCGTTACGCATCCCATTTGGCGGCGGCTATCTAGAGTAAAACTTTGAGTGATCGTCGATACGCCAGCCATTACTTAGCTCTAACTCTAGGGTTAACGCCGCGCGACTTGAAATATTTTGTCATCGGCTTGCGGCTATTAAGAATATCCGTTAGGTTGGGTGAAGTAGGATTAGGTGGTGGAGTGGCAATTAATCTTCTACCCTCACTGGCAGCAACTGTAGCCTCAGAAGAAGTTGCTCGCGAAGGAAGGGGTGAAAGCGATTGAGAAGGTGATTGTAAGTACGATGATGTGAAGGTGCCCGGCAGTACACTGGGTCTTTGCATTGCTGAACCTAATCCCCGTGCCGCTAACTCTTCAGAAGTATACCGAGGGTTACTTCCACCCAGAAGTAAACCGCCAGCGCCAACGAGCGCCGCCCCTCCGGCTACACTCCCAATCGTTGAGGGAGTAATAAAACCGGCCTGACCTGCACCACCCAAACCCGCACCACCGGCTCCCGCAGCCATTCCTTGCTGAGAACCTGTAGCCATTTGAATAGCAAGTCGTGCTTGTGCTACCGCTTGTTCAGCCTGTTGTAGCAGTTGTCTATTTCTTAGACTGTCTGGTAAATTTAATGACTTGATTCTAGAAAGTTCATTAAGGGCATTTAAAAGTGTCTGGCCGAGGTTTCCGCCGGGCGGAACTCCACCAGAACCTGGGGGTGCAATAGGCATAGTAACCTCTCTGAAATACCAAATTACGGGTATATACCCGTATTTTTATTATAGCACCCGTCGAGAGGCTACGTCAAGCTTAGTTTCTTACGGACCCCTAGCTCAGAAGGGAAGACTACCTTTATACCGTCACCTAGGGCCTCTTCAACTGCCCGAATGTCCTTAACAAGGCGCTCGAAACCCTGCGGCTCCACACTGGCCGCATGGTCAGTACCCCACATAGACCGATCAAGAGTAATATGCCTCTCAACCATGTGTGCTCCAAGAGCCACAGCAGCCACAGTCGTAGCCAGTCCAGTTTCATGGCCAGAGTAGCCAACGGGGTGCCCAGCAAGGGTCCGCCATAGCTGAAACGAAGACACCACACGGAGATTAAGCTCATTATTCGACGCAGGATAAGAAGAATTGCAATGAAAAATACCCCAGTTATCACACCCGTAATCCTCCAACCAGCGAATCGTCCGTTGTATCTCTCCAAGATCGTGCATACCCGTGGACCAAAAGAAGGGTAGACCCCGGGTTGCGGTGTGGTGCATTACCGTTTCATTGCTCATATGCGCAGAGGGCACTTTCAAAAAATCAAAAATGCTTGTATATAAATCCGGTCTACAAATATTGGCTACCTGTTGTGCCGCCCACCTGTCCCAAACACTAACGCCAACATGGATATTCAGTTCCCGAGCAAGCGGATAAAGAACATCCCTATAAACCTCATTGGGTAACTCCAATCGTTCTTTGTACTCCATGTAGGACATTTCCCCCCATGGAGTTTCCTTACGCATATCCCACATATGCTTAGGTACAGACTCTTCCAGTGCTCGTCGAACCTGAAACTTAACTGCGTCAACCCCAGCCTCGGCGGCGGCGCGCATCAACTGCTTAGCAATCTCCACATCCCCATTGTGATTGATGCCGATTTCAGCAATGATATAGCAAGGGTGGCCCGGCCCAATCTCTCTAGTCCCTACGCGCACTTGGCTTCCCTCCCTCAAACTGGAACGCCAAAGGTGTGTAAACCCGTACCATTTCTGTATCCAAGTCAAACTGCAAACATCGACCACACCAAACCGCCTCAACGGTCTCGTAATCTGCAATAGACATTACTATATCATTTAGATGTCCACAGTATGGACACAGGTAGGGGTATGTAGGCATTAGAATGGTCCTATTGTTGTTTCTAGATTGAAATCCTTAGCGAGTACGGCAGTAGTAGGATGCTGAAATGCCGCCAATCGCCAGACATCTTGCGTTGAGACGATGGTTTTTAGTGCATCATAGACCCCTGACAAATCTACATCATCGAAGATTAAGAAGTTAGATACTCTATCCTTAAACAAATGGAAATCTATTAGTACGTCATCATATTCGTGGGAACCATCAATGAATCCTACCGTATATTTTCGCTTGGGCAACCTCTTTACTTCTTCTGCCTTTTTCCCAATACGAGTAATTTTCTCTACAACGTCAGACTTTGCTTCTGCCATCACTTTTTTGAACTCTTCCTCATACGCGGGATCAATAGTAATAACAGATTTCGCAAATAGCGCCGCCAATAATGCGCTGCCGCCATATCGCGTACCCGTCTCAATATAGTCTCCCGGGAATAAAGTAAGAGCCTGAATGATGTATCCACAAGTCATTGGGCTAGTTATCGGTCCCTCTGCAAACCCAAGAGACCCAATAACCGCCCCAATTTTCACTCCGGCTAAAGAACCTTGAACAAACTCCCCTCTAAGGGACACTGTGGACTTATTAAGAGTAGATTCACTCATTAGTATGCTCTCCAGTCATCTATTGGAAAAATGGGGCATTTAGTGTCAGGGGTACAGTTAATAATTTCCCCACCATTCTGTGCATAGAATTGTTTGGCCACGGTGTAAAACATGTTGGTCTTGGCTACAAACTGTTTCTCGCTCCACCACCACTTACCTGCGCCTCGTCCAAACTCCCCATCTTTGGTATTCTCTTTATCATAGGGGATACCGACACCCTCATTATAGCGTGGATCAAAGTGGTCGCCGCGTGGGTCTCTAAATGTATGATTAAGGCCCACAAGTAATATTCGTTTGAAGCCACGCCGCCATGCTAGCTGTAACATCCCATAAGTTACGGTACCACCAGAAACCAAGGGCTCTCCGGCCTTCTGCGCAAAAACAGGTAAAAGCCTATTTTCGTGCTCAGCATCATAGTAATTCCACCACTCTAAGATTTCGAAGTTTGGGGGAAAGCCATCGGGATATCGTTTAGCCAGCATCTTTGAAGAATCAACAGAAAGACAGACTTCCTCTGCCCCGGCCAATCCAACCACCATTTCTTTCTGAAGTTTGGCGGTATGAACCATCTTAACGTCCACAACGGTCATATGCTTCGGAGTATACTTCAAGAATACCCGATTCGCCCCAAAGGTGTAGAATCGATCTAGCCATTCATTGGGAACCGCCTTAAGGGACGGCCCATTGCAGATTATAACGGCAGTTTCCATGCTATAGCTGTCCTTTTACTAGTACTTTTAAGTAACCATTCAGGATTCATACGAATTCGAGTAAGACATCCAATAAGCCCAGGAAGATCAACATTGTCAAGAACTATGGCATTGTCTACAACTTTACACATAGCATCCCAATCCCACATGGGAACAGGGTGAATATGACAGCCATCAATTAAACCAGTAACAAATCTTTGTTCTGGCGGTAAGGGCCAGGGTTGAGAATATGTCTGAATTAACCTTATTCTATCTGCAAATCCTTCTCGCTCTATTATCGCAGTAAGTGTTGCAGAATGTCCTGTTTCAGACGCATTTCCGTATTCTTGATTAAACATCTGATTTTCTAGAGGATCAATACAGTATATGTTTCCCAGTGGGCGGGCTACAGCTACCTTTAGGGCACTAGCTCCATGCCTAGTTCCAACTTCTATGTGATCTCCAGTGTATAATCGCCCAATGAAGTCCAAAGTTGCATACAAATTTCCCTGAAAATTGGGGATGTAACGCGGACTCATAAATAAGAATTTCCTTCTGGGTAATGCTCTAAAACCATTCGAGTTAAATTCCGACCCTTCTCATCATTAGGCAGGTGGATGATAATAGTCGTCTGAGACTTAGACAACCGGGCCTCTGGAACGGCAACTTTCTCGGGCCGGACTCGCACGGTCTTATCCCATTCTCGCTGGTATTCTCGCTTGCAATCGAAGCAATAACCATACTTTGGTGGAAAACGATCAACAGGCAAGAAGGCTCCCTTGCCCCCATTATGTCTTGCACACCATTTCTTTCCGGCGGGTGAATCGTAGGGTGCACTAGTCTTTGGCATTAGGTACCTCTGGTTCCATTGTAAGGATGGCAAATGGTTCTGGATTCCCATCCGGGGTTGAGAACTTATCTCTGCTAATATCAAATTTATCCGGGTCCTGCATTCCTCGCCATACGCCTTGCTGAAGAACAGAATAGGCATATCTATGGCTCACATTAGGGCCATATTTAACAAACACTCCAACAGGATGTCCATTCTTTTCCCATTGGGCACTCATCGTACTCCACCCATCTTCTAGGTGATTTACGAGATAACTAACGCTCAGACCCTCCGATGGCTTTGATGGCGGCATCGCGTTCCTCCCGGATATCTCCGATCGTGATCTGCATGACGAACACTAGAAATAAGAAGCTCAGATAGAGTTTAGGTAACTGAAGATAAAGGATATTACCAAAGCCGGCCCCCTCAGTCATCTTCACTATTATGTCTATCCCCCATCCATCGGGCGTACACACGCCAATATGAAACGGTTTCATGTTGCTCCCAAGTATATTCTGGTTTAAACTCCGCCCACGCCCGAATTAAACACCATTCTATCAACCAACGGGGCAGTAAACTAACCGTGACCCACTGCAGAGTTTCTTTCAGCGATATTCTGTCTTGTCTGTTGCCATCGTTCATTGCGTTCTCCCTCCCATTGTGAGTGCTTTTTCTGGTATTCACTGAAGAACGCGCGAGTTTCCCTGCTCCAGCCCGGGAACATATCATTAACAACCTCTGTACTTGCCCAATACGGAATATCTGTCAATCTTTCTACCTGTCCATACTTGAACGGATAGCAAAATTCATCAGAAAGTAAGACTTCGATGCCCCGGCGGTGTGCTTCACCCGCCCAAAGCAGTACATTTGGGGCTTCGAGGTTCTTTTCACGTAAAGAAGATAGTCGAACATCGGAAATGTCAATCGTATTGAACTTTAAGAGGATCGCCATGGCCATTTGGTATGAGAAAGTACAAGAATAGCCCACTGGAAACGGCCAACGCCACAAATGATCCAGTTCTACTAGCGGTAGTGCCCAAAAATTGAACTCTGGATTATCAGCGTATGCCTTTTCTACCTCTGGTTGCACTAAGATTGGAAAACTATGCTCGGAAAAGAGCCAATCAAGGTGCTCTTGCTTCTCTTTTTGCAAATCTTCCAGCCGGTGTATCTGAAACCAAGCATTCGGAACTATGCCCACGGGCTCCGTAAGGACATGCAGACCATTGCAAGACCAAAAATCAGCACCTGGAATGCGAATTTCAGGGCGGGTAAAGTCAAAATTGATTTGAACGGTTTTCATTTATGCCTCGTATGATCTATAAATCCACCAAAATCTCGTTCACCGCTCGGACATACTGGGGTTGCCCATCTTGGCCGGGAGTCTTCCCAATATTCTCTATGGTGATGCCCCATATATCTGCTACATTTAGGACATATACACTCGGCAGCGTCTACAACAGCGCCCACTTGCAGGAGAACAGCCAATCGACGTTCCGCTTCTCGCCACTGGCCGGGGCTATCCAAATCAACTGCATAAATATTCATTACTTTAGCATACTCAAAATAGCTATAATCACCAATGAAGTTAGCATTATCCCAATCCAAGCCAGCCAAATCTCGTTCCAAGTATCAAACGGCTGATCTGTCTTATCTGGAAAAAGAAACTTCTTAATGGGTTCTATTTTTTTCTTGCTCATTTTGGTCTCCAGCCGTTCCACTTGTCTCCAATCGACAGTGTTCGGACTTCCAGGATGTTCGTTAGGGGTATCTTATGTGCATCGGACATATTGGGTTGATCCGTTTGGTCTGCTCCAAGTGCCCGATGCGGGGCAAAAACTACATAGTTGTCTGATACAAAGAAAATCCAACCTACGGATTCAATCATTCCCCCATCCATAGCTGCCGCTGCGGCCCACTCTAAGATTTCCTTCTCTGTTGCCCATGCAACTAAAGAAACGGGGTCTCGCCACTTTATATAGACAAGTCGTGGTTTCTTCATTGTGACTGTATCCACCTAATAATCACATCTAATTTGCGATCTATTTCGGCCAATCGTTCGGTATCCGAATATTCTTCTGTCCCCGACATCACGTTACTGTTATTGTATGTCGAACATATATGCCCAACGTTTGGCAACACAATACCCTGACAGATTGGACATAAAGCATACCAATCCATACTACTCGATCCTCGCTATTGGCCCATCGAAGCTCGGACTGTCTAACGACTCTATTTCTGGGTTTAGTGTATAATAGTCAATAAGCGCCTGAAGTGCTTCAAAGAAATGCCCTTCCGCATATTCTAACCAAAAACCATACTGATACCCGCCGCGCTCCCACTTCATTCCAAGAGAGTTATATTCGATGTCTACCCCCTCATAACTGCCCCTAAGAGGATCAATAAGTATATCTCGCTCCGCCGCATCTTTTTGGATAATAGTAAAGGTTCTCATTATCTCTCCTATCTTAACCAGATTGTTGCCAAGATGACCGGCCCCAAGAACATAGCCAAAGTAGCCACCACCGCCAATACCGTCTGCCACCACTCAGTAGCAGAACTATCTATTGGATCACAGCCAATAGAGGCCATGTTGAGCACAGCCGCCGCGTCCAGGTCTTGTTGGATAATTCCGTTGTGTGGATGACCCCAATGAGCACTACGAAAATGGAAAGTATCACCGGCTACGATCTTTGGCAGCACTCCATTCTCAACATGAAATCTGCGAACTAATCCGGGTGTCCAGTGGCTCATTGTTCCTCCACTACATGCCACACAGCAGACTGGGATTTTGTTGCCCTTCCAAATCTTTCTAGTCGTTCGTTATAGTCGTTATAAGCACGAGTCTTTGCAAACATTCCCGAGTACTCCGCAGAACGTACCCAGTCTTTTGTGTCTTTCCAACTGGAGTAGGCCCATTCTTCAACCATCCAATCCCCATAGTTGGACTTACGAATTCGGACTCTTGGGTGATGATCCATGTTAATATCCTATCCAGGTCCCCACTATCGCCAGTACCCCTGCGCCGATCGCTACGACAATGCCGATTGGCAAAAGTGTCAGGAAAAGTAACCCCAAGAGGGTAGGGAATATCAGCATTATAACAGTAAGAGTGGATCGATCATCAGAAAAGAGCCAGTCGAAATAGCGGTCAAAAAGTTTGCTCATCTATCTCTCCTATACTTATAGAGTATCATACTTCGGTAATTGTGTCAAGTACGAACTTATATTACCCAATATGGGACCCAAATTCCATAGTTCGACCCCGCCCCCAAATAGTTAACGAAAAAGGCCGCAACATGGTAATTTGGGTCTCAGAGGAACGTAAGGGGTAGTCCGCCCAAATACCGAATAAACCGTAATATGTTACCAATAAGCCAGATCACGCACCCATACACACCGCCCCCCTCATGGTACCTACCCCCCATAATCGATCGAATAGGGTTGGATGGTCAGGGTAATAAGCCCGCCGCACATTGTAGGTTACTGTGTGTGTGTGTATGTGTGTATATGTGCAGAGTTGGATGCCCCGCCCTGGTCCTTGGAGTAGGGAGTAAGAGTGTGTTGTCTGACCATAGCTCCTTCATTGGCGATGCTAGTACCAGTCTAAGTACCAAGTCTAATGCTAATATAGAGTATGAAAGGCGGTTGTCCAGGTACGTCTCTAAATATATCATACCCCGCTCTACTGTACCCTTATCAATCACTATAATCTAAGAAAGAGCCATTCGCTCGCCTATAGCTCGCTCATAGACCTAAGAATAAAAACCGTTTAGCGGCGTTGTTACTATCGTATTATCCAGAGTATACCCGCCGCAGTCCCAAGTAAGTCTTCCTTTTCCAAGCCAAGTCTTCGTCTCAGATGCGCTTCGCTGTCCCGTACCATATCCTGAACCAGTCGCTTCGCTCCTTGTTTATACAAGAACAGCTCATAACGCGCTCTTCGCTACGACTTGCATATTCCTTCCTGCTCTCTCATTTTATGTGCTCTAGCTGTCAAGCTCCTCCGATACGAATTAAACGACGATAGCTGAACTGCTCGCTCCCCAAACCCAAAGCAAACATAAGCCGCTCGCTTCAAGAAGTCGTTCAATTCTATCGTCGTAAGTTCGAGCTTGACAGGTCGCACATACATGGTTCGCAGTAGGAAGGTTCAAAACCGTCCGCGTTCACAAGGAGACTTACATGTATTACAAAATTGACATACACTCTATCCACACATACGATGGCACTATCTGGTGGCTAGCTACAGCCCATGGACATCGCTGGGGCCTTGACCAACCAGACACATGGTATGAGATATTTGAAACCCGCGCCGAAGCCGCCCGCTTCGCTTATGCAGTCAAAAAAGACTAAAAGAAAGACTTCCTATGCTACTAATTGCCCTGTTCTTGTGGTACTACAGCATGCCCGCCGAGCTGCGGATTCAGCTCCACATCATGATGGAGACAAGGAGAATTCAATGAAATGGTTCGAAGGTCGTCTCAAATGGCACTCGTTCAAATTTGCAGCAGCCGGCTGGGTTGCTGTTGTAAATGCAGTAAATTACCAATTCGGACGCCCAGCAGCCGACATAGTGGCCATCACTATACCACTATGTCTAGTGATCCTATGGATCAGGAGACAAAGATGAAGAAGGAAGTTAGACCAAAGAATCTCCAGCCATATCTTCCCGGCTTGGAGCCCAGCTTCACCATTCAAGAACTCGAAGAACTGACACTTGAGTTACTTGAAATCGAAAAAGCCGAACGTACCCTGGCCACCATGTTCAAAGAAGCAAAAAGGAGATCAAATGCACTACAATACGGAAGCCGATAGACAACGTGCTTTATCGCTTCGCCTGGTCGAAAGTGCAAAATCCGACAGGTCTCAGCGAGAGCATGAAAACTGCATGCGAGTAACCCGCAATGCCGCCGGGCTAATCGTCCATTGCTACTCCTGCGAAGAAGCGCATGCAGACCTGACATTCTCCGGTATGATCCACACCGAAGAAGATCAGTTCGAACCCATAGAGCGCACAAACGAAACCCAAGGCGCTCCATGTGATCGCTGCGGCTCCGTTGAAACCAGCTTCGTTGATGACCATATGACATGCTTAAAATGTGATGCAGTCAAACATGTCTATGACTTCGAATTCGGCGAAGCTAAACTACACTTCGGTCCTAAGTGGGACTAAGGAGATACCATGGACACAGGCTACTATGACGAAGCTGGCTTATACGTGACGACGCTAGAAGAAGTTCAAGAAGAAATCTGGCTCGATCACGTACTAGAACGCCTACACAACGGCGAAAAGCTCTCACCCGATCTAAGAGAAAAGCTCATCATCATGGGCTTTGATCCCAACTCTGGGGACTACATGGATAACAATGACATGGACCCCATCGATCTAAGAGAGCTTGACGAGTAACTTCTAGCCCCGGCGTCGCCTTGGCGTCGGGGCTATATTTTTGGAAGATCAAAACAAAGAAAAAGAAAGAAAACCCCAGGCCTTTTTTCTCGCCCTCCGCCTGTCGGCGTCGTCGGGCTCGAAAAAAGAGCCCCGAAACCTAATTCAAAGGAAAGAAAACCCCTTCAAGACTAACCCCTGGGATAAGTCAGCATGTTTCATTAGCAGATGTAGCAATACATCCTGATAAACACTGACTCCCAGGCGTTAGTCTTGAAACAATGACCCAGCACTTCCCGGACATGTGAGACAAGAAAACACATTCAAAAAAACATGCAAAAAATCTACCCTGACCATTTTGAATGTCCTAACTGTGGCTATCAATCATCTAGAAAGGGTATAATATACAACAACAACAAATTTTGCAATGAAAAATACCTTATAGAATACATTTCCAAGCTAAGTGACCCGGCACTTCCCGGGCGTGTGAGACAAGGAGACACATCATGCAGGAAGTTACGATCGTAGGAAACCTTGGAAACGACCCGGTACTTCGGGAACACAACGGAACCAAGGTCACGAACCTAAGTGTAGCAGACAATCGTCGCTACACCCGTCAGGTTGACGAAGGCGAAGTAGAAGTCAAGGAAACGATCTGGTTCGACGTTGCAGTCTGGGGCGCTCAAGCAGAAGCTTGCGTCGAGTACCTCAAGACCGGGCGGCAGGTTCTCATTCAGGGGTCCTTGATCCCGGATGACGCCGGCAATCCCCGCATCTTCGAGCGCAACGATGGCAGTCCAGGCTCCAAGTTCGAAGTCAGAGCCCGCCGAGTCCAGTTCCTCGGTCGAGCCGAAGCCTAAGTAAGTCTTCCTTCTACAATAGCCACCTTAAACAAGTGGCTATTGTGGTGCGAACCAACATCCCGACCACCACTAAGGCCCCCCAGATACTTACATCTGCCAGGGGCTTTCGTGGTGCAGGTACCAACTAGCGCCAGCACCTCATAGGCTAGGTCCGGGCAAAACGCTGACAGAAAAGCCCGGTAACACCCCCGCACCCGGGCCCGCAACATATCCCATCCAAAAACGTATAGCGGGCCCGGTTGCCAATACAAAAAACTTACCCAATAATTATTAGAAAACAGGAAATTGTATGGCCCCAAAAATTACTCAACGACTCTACAATATTAATACAAAAGACCCAAATGCTAAAAAAGTTCCTGTTATAGTTTGGGAAGCATTAGTAGAATTAGTATCTAAGATTGAAGACTTAGATATGGTGTTGAATGTAAATCGAAATATGTATGACGTAGAATCAAATAGTGCAAATGAATTTATTAGTGCTCTTGCTATACTAGATGAAATTATTTGGGATAATGAAAATAAATAATATAATTACATTCCTAACAATCCTTGACTTCTGGATTATAATAAAACTAGTCAGACACATGTGGACACCACCCAAATCTTTCATCTTTGAAGTCTTTATCTTGGCACTTGCATTCCTTGCCATCTGGCTATTCGCAGGACTAACCTAATGAAATTAAAAGAAATCCTACTAGAAATCCTACTACTCTGGACTACATCAATAATACTAATAACAATCCTAACCTTTTTCTTTCTAAATTTTAGACCAATACCCAAATGCCAAGAAGATCAAGTACTTATTGGCACAGGAAACTTCAGTAATAGCCGATGGTCACAATACCAGTGTGGCCCAGCGGCTGATAACTACATTGACCCTGACTATCTAGACTTCCTACTCTGCATCAAAGACAATCCAACCTGCAGCCATAATGGTGCTGGACCAATCCCCAATCCCGAAAGGACAAAACCAAAGTGAAGCGTTATATTCTACCCCTAATCTTCTGTATTCCCGCACTTCTGACTCCACTACTCGTA